TGTGCCTGTTCTTTGGTCTCAGCAGATTTAAGTTCTTTTTTAAAATCTTCTATTACAGAAAACTCATCTTGATCCTGTTCAGGTTGTGAGGATTTATCAACACCCTCTAACTCTGGCTCTTCTATGCCCTCAAACGGTACACAGAATGTTTCAAGCAAAGCATTTCTGTAAGCAAAAGATCTTGCAGACTCTAGATCTTTTCCCTGCTGTGATTTGCTATGACCAACATATGATCTGTCTACATAAGACCCATCGTCAGTACAAACAAACCTTAAGGTTCCAACGACCCTTGTTAGTGTTGACCTGCCATCATCTAAAAACTTAGTCGATACATTTAAGTCTGGTTGAACCAACGTAAGAACATTGTTGTCGTGTAGTGGTTTAGAAAAAGATTGTATGATCTGATCTATACCCCTGTATTTATATTTTTGATAACTATTCACACCCTCTTTTGCAATAGGGTTTGCTAGCATATGTTTTTGCACATTAGACAGTGCTGTGTATATTTTTTGTTTTGTCATTATAAAACCTCCGCAATGATTGTAATATTTAATTAATTTTAAAACAATACTTTACAATGATTATTTTTTTTAGTTAAATGACTGCATGAGGGAAAANCATGTCACTTGAATACATCACAAAAGTTTTAAAGGTTGAAGTAAATTCAACACAAAAATTAATTTTAATAGTTTTAGCAAACTACTCAGATGAGTTTGGTCAATCATATCCATCACACAAAAAATTAACTGAGCTTACAAACTTATCATTGTCAGCAATAAAAAGTAATTTAAAAAAGTTAAAAGAAATGGAACTTATTGATTGGGAAAGAAGAGATAACACAAGTAATCTTTATAAAATACAGGTATCGCCATATGCTGGCTACCCCCCGCCGTCAGGTGGCTACAATACTAAAGACTATACTAAAAAGATATATATATTAGATTTGGATAGGATAAATGAAATTTTTAAAGAAGTTACAGACAAGTCGTTTTATCAACATAGTGCTAACGCATTCAAAGCACAGCCAAGATGGAAGGAACTGCGTGAGTTGGGGAGAAAAGGAATAGTCTCACCAAAGACAGGAAAGAAAATAGATTTAGTAGCTGAAGATTTTTGGTTTAGTTATTTTCAAATAGCAAACTCAAGCGGTCATAGAAAATGGATTAGATCTTTTTGGGATAAGAAGCCACCCCTTGCAACCATGTTAGGAATTAATCAATTTGAAGCAATTATAGAGAGAAGATATGGATAAAGAAATATATGAATTAGAAGCAAACATTATTGGTGCAATGATATTGAGTCACGCAAAGTTTCAGGACGCACAGGATCTTGGTTTAGAGGCAGAGGAGTTTGAAAGTGTTGCATACAGCAAAGCATATACAACCATGTTAGATCTTCGTGCATCAGATATGGTTACTCTTAGAAACAATATTAAAGATGACATTCTATTTGATGAAATAAAATATGCTGCAACCTATTGTATAAGCCCTGCTGGGTTTGACGGATGGCTTAAGCAAATGAAATATAAGACAGCGAACAACAAGCTTCTTAAGCTATCAAAAGAAATACCAGAAATAGTAGAGTCAAGAACCACCATTGAGGAAAAGATAGATCAGGTCAATCAATCCCTTATAGATAATAAAATTATAAAAAACATTGGAACTCCAAAACCCGTTGCCGATATTTTAGATAGCGTTGAAGAAGAGATAAGGCTTGCTGGAACAGAGGATCAAAATGTTATTTCTACAGGGTTTGGTGAGATAGATGAAAAGATTAAGGGCTTTAAGTCCGGAGATCTTGTTATTGTGGCTGGAAGACCGGGAATGGGCAAGACTACTTGGGCTTTAAACATAGCATCACATAATATATTTAAAGGTAAAACCGTCTTGATGTTTAGTTTGGAAATGACAAACGAGCAGTTGATTAAAAAGATTATAAGCTCAGACTCTGGTCTCACAATAGACAAGATGATGTCTGGAGGAATGAGCCAAACAGAGTGGACAACTTTCAAGGATCATAAAGAAAAGTTATCTAAAACAAATTTATATGTCTATGATAAGTCACCCATCACAATAGAAACATTAATTAATAAAACTAAATCTATACAAGCGGTTAAGGATATAGATTTAATAGTAGTAGATTATTTACAACTACTAATGACATCAAATAAAGCACCAAGCAACTCTGATTCCAGAACTGCTTCGATGACTTATATTTCAAATCTTCTGAAAGGATTGGCAAAGGACGTAGGTTGTCCGCTAATTTCGTTATCTCAATTAAACAGGGGTGTGGAGTCGAGAACGGATAAGAGACCAGTTCTTTCAGATTTAAGAGACTCTGGTTCTATTGAACAAGATGCTGATATGGTAATTATGCTTTATAGGGGTGATTACTATGATTCACTTGAAACAGGAAACTCAGAGGTTATAGTAAGAAAAAATAGAATGGGTGAGCTTGGAGAGTTTGAGCTTGGGTTCGATGGAAGTCGATCTAAGTTTCTTGATCCAGCAGACATCGCATTCGGGAGAAAAAAAGAATATGGACAGATCTGAAAACTTTCACGAACAACTAAGAGCAATCATACCAAAAATATCTGAGGCAAGAGTCAACGTGCTTAAGTCCGAAGTAAATCTTAAAAGAGTTTTTTGGATAGAGCTTTGCCAAGCAAAGGAAGATGGGGAGCGTAGTTACAATGCACAAAAATCTAAAGCAGAGGCTACTGAGAGCTATTATGAGGCTTCCTTACATGTTGCAGGTGCCAAGGCTAGCCTTGATGCTTTGCAGACAGAGAAGCAGGCTGTTGATATGCAGTTTGAAGAATGGAGAACAAAAATGGCTAACTTAAGATCAGAGAGAAATAGATATGGAGCATAATACTTTTAAAGATTATTGCAGAATGATGTACGAAGAGTGCAAAACTGAGAGAAGAAAACATAACGAACATGAAATTACATACAAGGAATACGTTACAAACAATAACAAAATGTTACTTAAGGACTATGAGAGGAAGATCGCCAACTAAAAAAGAAAAAGAGTGGATGGACTCCATAGCTAATTTTGGCTGTGTGGTCTGTCATTTGTTTTATGGTTGCCACTCACCCGCAGAAATACATCACATTGATGGAAAAACAAAACCGCAGGCACATCTTTTAACCTTACCTCTTTGTTATAAACATCACAGAGAAGGTGCAAACAATGACATGTATGTTTCAAGGCACCCCTTTAAAAAAGAATTTGAAAACAGATATGGTAATCAATATCATCTATTGGAAAGGCTGAAGGAGTTAGTTGAAAATGACTGAGCGTCTTGTGGAGGCTAATTTAATATGAAATGTTGGCAATGTAACGAACAATTAATATGGGGTGGCGATCATACAGGTGAAGATTATGATAATGAAGATTATGAAATTGTAACTAATCTATCTTGCCCAAAATGCGATGCCCTAGTTATTGTATATCACCAAAAGAAAGACAAAAAAATGACTAAGGAAAAATTATGACAACACGAGAAAGGCTAGGAGGCTGGCATGGTGGAAAGGGAGATCGCGACAGGGTTTCTAATAAAGATAAGTTTAATGAAAACTTTGACAAAATTTTTGGGGAAAAGAAAAAAAAGAAGGATAAAGAATGCAAAGAAAAAAAACAGAAATAGATTATAAATATAACGAAGCAGAACTTATAAAGGAGTTTGCAAAGTATGTGGATAAGACTTACGAACAGCACTACTCGCTTAACAAGTTCCAAGCCACTGAGTTCATAATGGATAGCGGTCATGGTGAGGGCTTCTGTATGGGCAACGTGATGAAATATGCACAACGCTATGGCAAAAAAGAAGGCAAGAACAGGGCTGATATACTTAAGGTAATACATTATGGGTTCTTTGCTTTATACAATCATGACTTGCAAAACAAGAAGTGAAGCACACAGATCACACAGGTCAAATAAACATATTGCAGTACGCATATAAAATTAGTTTGATGAAATCCCATCAGGAGCGTATGAACTATCTTGATGATATAGATGAAAATTTTGTAGATTTGGTATATCTTACATCCATGCAGATGGGAATCGTCAACACCATTGCTGACCTTCCAACCCGGGAGGAAAGAAAAAAAGCATGGGACGAACTACCAGAGCACACAAGGTCTATGAAGGGCATGAAGGACATGGTCTATCATAGGGTAGTTAGAAAATTTAGGAGTACATAAAATGCCACAAGGAAAAGGAACATACGGAACTAAAGTTGGAAGACCCCCAATGAAAAAGGGTAAAAAGAAAGGTAAAAAAACTAAAAAATAATGCCTGCTAAAAAATCAGGAAAGAAAAAGTCCACTGTTAATTCTGCTGGTAAATATACTAAACCAACCATGCGTAAGAATCTTTTTAACAGAATCAAGGCTGGATCAAAGGGTGGCAGGGCTGGACAGTGGTCCGCAAGGAAAGCCCAGATGCTAGCAAAAATGTATAAGGCAAAAGGCGGAGGCTACAAGTAATGATAGGCAAATTATTTGATAGGTTTATTGAATGGAGTCTTAACAGGCAGGAATTGCATCTTATGAAAGAGCAAAAGCCAAAAAGAAAAGCTTCCAGAGTGAGAAGTAAAGTAAAGGCAAAGGCAAAGAAAAAGAATGCCTCTTAAGAAACAGCAAAAGTCTTTAAAAAGATGGACAAAACAGAAGTGGAGAACTCCAAGCGGTAAGAAGTCTTCAACTACTGGTGAGGTTTACGCCCCAGCAAAAACTATTGCGAAATTAAAATCTACAAAGAAGGGCAGAAAAAAATTGGTGGCTGCGAATCGGGTAAAAAGAAAAGCAACCGCAAAAGGAAAGCAACACGCTAAACACGGATTGCACAAGGGAAGAAAAAGATAATGGCAACAACTAAAGACACAAAAAGAGTCTCTGGTGGCGTTATGTATCGAGGCAAGAAATATCCAGGATTTAACAAGCCAAAAAGAAATACTGGAACAAGCAAGCACAAAATGGAAGTGTTAGCTAAAAAAGGAAATGAGATTAAAGTTGTCAGATTTGGGCATAAAGATTATGGGCATAATTATTCTAGTAAAGCTAGGAAGTCTTATCTTGCACGTTCCGGAGGAATCAAAGACAAATCCGGCAGGCTTACAAAGAATGATAAGTTCTCTGCGAACTATTGGGCGAGGAAAAAACTCTGGGCGGGTAGCGGAGGAAGTAAGAAAAGCCCTAGCAAAAAATGAAAATGTTCCTTACAGAATTTCACAGAGAGAACGAAATTCATGAAGGACCAATTATACATGCTATCAGTATTGAAAAAGCTGAACAGGTTGCAGAAAGGCTTGGATTAATTGTTGTTGGAAGATTAGACGATATCTATGTATCAGAATATAATGATGAAGATAAAATAATTCATTAGTTATGAGCAAAAAAGAAGAGTTGATACAAAAATTTC